GTGGTTCATCACTACCGTCATGTCGGAAAAATGATAGTCGGCAACCTTCCCGCGGAACAGTTCATGAAGCAGAACGGGCAGCTTCACAACGTAGTTGTAATACTCCTTTCTCATGGCTCACTTGCTTGAAGGTTTCCAGTCCACTGTTATAATCGCATCCAGCTCACCGCTGCCGCCACACACCGGGCAGGACACATGCACGTCCTCGCGGCTGCCCTCTTCCGTTCCCCAGAACCAGCCGTTGCCCTTGCAGTAACCACACTTGTGGCCGGTACTGACGAAGTTCTCACGGTTAGGCCCCTTACACATATAGGCGGGAGGACAAATCTCCAGCTGTTTCTTTATCCTGCTCATGCCTGGCCTCCTTTCTGTTTCGGTCCCGCCACATTCCAATAGTCATAGGCGCCCTTCTCCCAGATTGTGTATTCACCAGTGGCCCCCTGATAACGTCCCTTACTGAAGGCGACGTAGCCCTCTACCCATATCTTCAGGTCGGCATCATACATCACGCTCGTGGCCGCATCACCTTTAGGATTCTTGCCGCGGGCATGGCTGATGAAAACAAACAGCTTGTCCGGAAACTCCTCCTTCAGCTGGATATAGTCACGATACGTCATCTGTGTGTATTGGAAGCTGTCAATGATCACGATGTTGAAACTCTTATGACGCCGGAGCCTGATCTTCAAGGTGGGGATGTCCTCCTTGATGAACGCCAAATGGCGGCTTACCTCGGCCATACCAAAGCGCCGCAGGTTATTTTGGACTGTCAGAGAAGTTCCTTCCTCCAGGGAGTTGAACGCCACACGGTCATACTTGCAAAGTTCCTTGCAGAGCTGCATCACGAAAGAGGTCTTGCCGTTACCACTGTTGCCCCACACGAACCAGCAGCCCCGGACTTCCGGAGTGTCGAAGGCATCCTTCCATTTCCCCTCAAAAGGGAATACGTCATACTTCTTGTTCAGAATGTCCCTGACATTCAAGGCACGTCTCATGCCCGCTTTTTTATTATCCTTTTTCTCTTCTTCCATGGTCAGAACAGTTTTAGTTGTCGGATATTGTCTATTTGATCAAGCACGGCCTGCCGTGCGGCACCCCGCAGTTTCTCGTGGCAGAGCATCCTGCCGAGCGCCCACAGAAGGGCATTCTCACGGGTGGAGAACTGTCCCCATTTACGTCCCGGGTTGAAACCGCCACCGGAACCGCCCACCTCCATGTGAACGCCGGCAACCCACCAGCCGTCCTGCTGTCCCACAAGGGCGTCCAGGTAGTCGCGACCATTCCGGTAAACGGTCACCGTCTCGTATTCCCTCAAGACTGGGTAATCGCTCCAGGGAGCAGGAAGCTGCTCGCGACCGTCGATCTTTAAGTATTCAAATTTGTTTTCCATATCCTTAAAATTACGTTTGAACGGTATTTGAACGGGAGTCATTCCCCCACCATGCGTTTCACCTTGTGAATGGACTTCCTCACACGCCGCAAATCAAAGTCACATGTCGAAGCCTCCTTTATCACCTTATCGATGTCTTTCTTGTCAGTCACACCGTTGGCGGAACAGATCGCGAACACGTCGTTCACGTCTGTAGGCTCCAGCTCATAAAATTTCCGTCCGATACGGCTGTAGAACTCCTTGTAGCCGGGCTTCTGGTATCGCAGACCATTGCTGATGCGTTTGGCAATATAATCGGTACTCAAAAACACGACGCCGCATTTCTCCTCCAGTTTGTTGTACAGGCTGATGAAGTAGTGGAACACCGGTTCGGTCAGCTTGTCCGCCTCGTCGAACACCAGCAGGGGCGCGTCCATCTGGATGATGTCATCCAAAATAAGTCCCCACACCTCACGGATATTATACCCTTCGGTCCGGATTCCGACCGTACGGGCGATCTCGCGGACAAAGTCGCCCTTCTTCATGTCCTCCGAGCAGAGGATATAGAAAACCTCCCTGTGCTCCTGAAGGTAAACACGGGCGGTGGTGCTCTTGCCGCAGCCGGCCTCGCCGGTCACCCAGGTGACGTTACGCCAGCGCTGCGCGTCGGAGAGTACAGCCGTGATCTCCTGGTAAGCACCGGTCTCCACGATCTGCCAGCCGGTAGCGCTTACACCACCGACCTGCGAGGCGACATTACGGAACATCTCGTCGCTGATATTCTCATAACGGCCATTCAGGATATTGCTAACAGTACCTACACTAACCCCCTTCAGGCTGCCAGCAGCCTTCGTCTGGCTCGGGTATTTCGCCACGTAAGCCCGGAGGCTTTCACTGATGGCGTCCTTTTCTTTCATTGTAATTTCCATAATCAATATTTTTTATCTTGTTATAAATCTGTTCCTTATAATTTCCCGACCACCTTGCGGATGCTCACTTCCTTCTTCTCAAAGCTGTCCCATGTCACGTTGCTGATGACTTTCATGTCTCGGCCGATGGAAGGACGGGCCGGCTGGCTGTATTTTCTTGTGCGACGGTCAATCTGGCGTTGCGCCTCCTTTCCGAGACCTTTCAGGTCAGGGGTACGCAGACCGTTCTGTTCCGGTGCGACACCATGTTCGTACTCGATGTCCTTGGCAACGACCTGGCGGTTTATACGCTCGTTGATGACGGCCTCCTGCTGGGCGCGGATGAAACGTTTCTCGGCTTCCGTCTGCTCCTGCTGGGCACGGTGGATCATCAGCGGGAACGAAGCCACACACTCAAAGCGCATCGCTCCGCCCTTATCCTTGTACAGCAGACGTACGCTGCTCATGTCATAAGGATCGTACTGGACATAGAACTTCTTGTAGGTGTTACGTCGGCGCCATTCCAGATCAGGCTCACCGGGAGCGGAGAAAACCTCGTAAGGGTATTTCTTTCCCTGTACCGTGATCTCGATACCGTTGGCGGTGAACAGCGACGGTTTCTCGGTCGTGTACCAGAACATCTCCACCATATCCGACACACTTACCGCATCGGTAGCCTCGTTCACGCTGGTATTGTACATCTCAATCCGGGAGATGCCGGTGGCAGGGTGTTTCATTGAATTCCACTGCTCACGGGCGGCGGCATACTGTTCCTTCAATTCCTCCAATGTGGGGAGGGAGTCGATGTTCGCGTTGATGAATTCCAAATTCGGACGGCTTGTATCTCTCTTTGCCGTAATATTCTGCCCGGTGAAACCGAAACATTTCTTCAATACCTGGCTCTGGAAGCGGTAGAAAATGTTCTCAATCGTCTTAGATTCGCCATTATACGGAGCTGTCGGGCGGTGGATACGGCTGATCTTCGAGAAAAGGCCCAGCGCCGCGTTCTTCTTATGACCGCCCTGGTTGTCGCACACGATCTCGTAGGGTTTGTGCCGGCTCGTCTGGATAGCCATGCGGAAAGCATGGTACTGGGCGATATAGTCCTCGTTGTCGCTGATGTAATAACCGAGCAGGACTTCACTATAGGCATCCACCACCTCGTACACGCTTGTAGTGCACTTGTTTCCGTTCTCGTCACGATAGTAGAGGTTCAGCTTCGTGCCGTCGCCATACCAGAGGCTGTCACGACGGCCCGGAAGGATGGTCCGGTGCTTGCGGTCATAACGCTGGTGTGCCTTCATTTCCCCATAAACGGCATCGTACCACAGAGGTTCGACACGCGGGCTGTTGAACCATTCGCGGAGGCTGCGGGGACTCTTCAGGGGCTTCCAGCCACGTTCCGGAGCGACACGGTTGTACTCCTCGAAGATCTCCATGTCAGTATAAACCGGAACGCGGCTGCGTTTCAATGCAACAAGGTAACGCCCGCCGTCCTCCTCGATCTTCAGCGTGTTGCTGTTGCCGTATTTACCGCTCACAAGCACACCGTAGTTGTCGGGACGGAACTTGTTTATCAGGGCTTTCAAACGCCCCACACTGCCCGGAAGACTGTGCCCGTACACCGGACGCCATTCCTCACTCGTGACAAGCAGAAGTTCCCAAAGGTTACGGCGGAAACCAGTCAGCTTGTTATTGGATGAACTCAAGCGTTTGAACTCTTCCATCAGCGCGTTCAGCACCGAAGCGTTCCAGGTGTATTCCTTCTTCACATCCTCGGGAAGAGCGACCATCTCACCGTTCTTGTCGTAACGGTAATCCTCGAAAAAGTTCTCGGCCTTCTCGTCTTTCTTCACTATGTTACGGATCATTTCCTGTCTCATTTGTTTCTCGGGTTCGCCATGACGCTCAACCCAACGTTTCTTGTATTTCTCGGGAAGGGAGGAATAGGCATACAGAGCCGGATTATTTTCACCACCGCCACGGGAAACGACATCCAGTTTTTCTCGGGACAGCTGGCTATTCAAAGTGCCTTTGGGCATTATATCCAGCAACTCTTTGTAAGTTACACACAATATATTATCAAAGTATTCCATCTCCCAGCTTGATTATCAATCCTCTAAATCATTCAAAGGGACATGCTTCTTCAGCAGCCGCACGGAGATCCCGAAATTCAACACTACGAGAAGTTCCAGCAGCGGATTAATAAAAAAAATAGAGAGCAGGATCCCGAAACTCATACAGAAGTAAAGCACGCAAAAGCGCTGTTTTCGTTTCAGACGAGCAAACCAGTGCAGCTGGTCGCTGAACAATGTCATCAAATCATTTTTCATGGCTACTTGTATTTTGAGGATTACCACCTACTTTGGATCCACCGCGCTCAATGGCGAGCTTACGAATGGAACGGGCCAGTTTGCTGTTCTTACGGAAGGCAAGCGCATGACTCACCATCACGTTTGTACAGCCCATCAGTTCGGCAATTTTATTCACCTCACCGTATTCTACAACTATTCGTTCTTTCATACTATCTAATATTTAAATTATCGTAGTGGGCAGTCGCGGATTCGAACCGCGGACCATAACCTCTCCATTATAGGAGTTTAGTTTGTTCTACCAGCTGAACTAACTGCCCGAGAAAATTATTAAAGCTCCTTTATCGCATCCTCCGGAACACATATTACAGTCCAAACCTGACCATTTTTCATATAATCGATATTATATTCCCGCACGAACGTACAAATGTTATAATCCCAGTCACGAACTATACCATCAATGATCTCACCATTTCTCTTGGTGATTCTCACACTTTGTCCCTTTTTAAATTTTACTTCCATTTTGCTTCTTTTTAAATTCTCATTGTTACCTCAAGCCTTTTTTGTAGCTTTGGGGCGTGTTTAAACTTTAATCACGTGGCAAATATAGTCTAAGTTTCTTAGACAACAAAGTATTAATCCAAATAATTTAGATTTATGAGCGTTTTTTCTAAGAATCTTAGATATTTAAGGGAGAGTAGGGGACTTAAATTAGATGAATTTGAGTTTCTGGGCATCAAAAAAGGTACAATGTCAAACTATGAACTGGGTAATACAGAACCTAAATTGAGTTTGTTATGTGAAATATCTAAGTTTTTTAGAATATCAATCGACGACTTTCTTTTAAAAGATATAGAAGCCGAAAAAATTACACCAGTAGTAACGGAAACAGCTCCTCCAGAAACAGCTAACAATAATTTTAGGGAGCTTCTGGATGTTTTAAGGGAAAAAGACTCCACCATTCGAGAAATGGCAGAGGAAATAGGGATGCTCAAACAGACAATTACACAACTTAAACAGGACAAGTCGGGGCGTGTTTCGGATGCAAGCGATTCTACGGTTGCCAATGCCATCTAAAACGTGTTTTATGGGGAAAGGGAGGTAAAAACAGTTAAATCACTATTTTACAGCAGAATATATAAAAATACAGGGGAGTAAATAAATATTATCTATATACAATTTACCCCCTACAATATTATAAAAACCGATGAATACCAAATAAAAAAAAGATATTTCCCCGTTTTATTAGAACAAAATAGGCACAAAAATGAATAACCAAATGAATAAGCAATCAAAACATTTCGTTTTTGTAATAGCTTAAATGAATAACCAAATGAATAAGCAAGTGAATAACCTTTCCACTTTTTAAGACGTTCAAAGCGTTCAAACGGATAAATACAGCCTTCCATCATAGTTTGACACTTATAAGGGCAAAAAAAGCCGCTTTTGCGGCTTTTAATTGCGTTCTAAGGCATTTTATCCCTTTCTGGTACATGTTATCAAGCGAGACTGAATAATCATTGCACGTTTCGTGTATTTGGCAATGTCATCAACCAGTCCAGCATGTAAAAGACTACTCTTAGTGATTCCGACCTGTTTCTCCGTCAGAGTTTCAAAAATGGCCGATATACTACCAAAGTAGATGTTCTTTTTCTCAAAAATCAAATGTACATGGATAACTTTACTCATGATATATAGTATTTATTTCACTGCAAATATACCAAATATCAGCTATATGGAATAATTTCAATAAATAAAAATAGGAGAGAAGCGAAGCGCTCCCCTACTCCACTTGCATAAATCACACCATTTGGTTATCTTTGTATATGGAAGTATGGCCTGGGCAAAGCATCGGAGTGAAATAATACCATACTGCCTGAATTCTCCCCTACTCCACTCCTAATGTAAAGAGATTCATTTGAACGGCGTTCAAACAAGGTTCAAATGTAAGCTCGATGTAAAGCGATGTAAACGCTTCGTTTTTCCACCCAGCTCACTCCTACCCCGTTCTAACGCTTTGAAAACCAAAGCAATCAGATATTTTCAGACCGACCAAACTTTGACACGCATCGTTTCTTCCCCCTTACGAGAACCAATCATCCCATCTATACCTTGAGCTTCTTCTTCCGGAGTAGCCAATCTATATTCCACCTGCAATTCAGCAGAAACCTTCTTTAGAATAGCCTCTTGGAATTTTAAACCTGCATATGTCTTCACAACAATAAGCTCTTCAACCCATTCCCGAATCATCTTCTTATCAATCAAAACGATGCTCTTCTTTAGTTCTTCAACCATATTAAAGACTCGTTCAGTCGCCAAATCAATGGCATCTGGATATCGATTCAGATACCATGATTCCCACTCATTCATACTTCCACTTCCAAATTCTTGAATAAGCTCACTCATCTGCCCTACAATACGAGGACGAGTACCTTGAGCATTTTGATTTGCCAAGTTCATTATTTGAGTAGAATATTTAGGATATTCATATCCTTTTCCCGACAATAACTCTTGAATTTCAGTATTAGGTATTTTTATTTTCATATCTGTTGTTATTTACTCATTGATTGATAACAAAGATATGGATTTTAATTCAGAATGTGATCTTTACAAACTATTTTTTTCAACATCTATAAAACAATCACTTTGTTTATAACTATTTCTATGAATCCATGATTACGATAATCCAGTCTTTTCAGTATAACTTTTTGGTCTTCTATTGACTACATTATACAAATTCTACTTTATTCTCTTTATTTATTACTTTGTATCACTATTATGCAAGTAGATTTGAGAGTGTTACATCCTCTCTACTTACCACCTGCATGGATTCTATCGACCGAGCATAACCACCACCTTATCACATAGAATTAAACAACCTCGTATTAGAGCGTTTAAGCCATTATTATACCTCACTGAATACTTTTATTGTATCTGATAAGTTTTTGGCTGTGCACGACCAATAGACACCTCATTTAAAAGATAAGGCTTGATAATCACCCGAAGAGTAAACTTAGGAAAGTGGAATTTACACCCTTTGATGATTACCAAGCCTTATTTGAATAGGAAGAGGATTAACAGGCGGCATTGAATATTCGTCGTTCCTCCGCGATGCTCATCCTGTCTGCCGACTGCTCCAACAGCCAAGCAAGATATTGTTCTATTTTGCCTGTCAGTTCCACCGTGAGATTAGGAAGTGTCAGATGCTGTTTTCCCCACTCCAATGCGTCTTGAATCTTTTTTTGTATCTGCCCATGTAGGACACGGTCGGCTGGCTGCGGATTTGCCCGAAGTTTAAACAGGACATGCTTTACATAATAAGACAGGTTTTGGTCGGCATTTGCTATACAAATACACCACTTGGCAAAGTCTTTGGCACTCTCAAAAATACGGTAATCCACATCCCAACAGTCATTAGGCAGTTTCACCATATCCTCATAATATCCAAACCATTCTGCAACCAGCGTCCAAAATATCTGTTTACTCCAAAGCTCCTCTGCTACTATATCCCTGCCAAACAACCTATTTAGTCCTTTGGTGCTAAATGTCACCTCGTACCTCAATAAATTTCTCGGTAAGTTCTCTCTTCCATATTTGGGTAACTCACGCTTCTTCTTTGCCTCCTGTATCTTGTCATAAAACTTACAGCGTACCTCTTTATTATCCATGTATTTAGTACCACTCCATCCATTTGGTCTAAATGCTTTCATGGCGTCCAACTTCTGCATATACATAATAGGAGGCTCTGTCATGCTAAAGTTATGTGCAAACTCCACAGACTCCACCACTGCCTCATACATGGGTACGCCTAAACCCTCGCTTAACTGCATAATGACTGCCCGTACTTCCTTTAATGACAAGGTCTTTAGGTTATGCCCCCATAGACATTTAGGAAGACTGCCCTCGAATGACACATACGTTTCAGTGGCTATGACTTTACGTCCAAGCCATAACCCACTACCTCCTGTACCATCAGCAAAGTAGGACTGCACAACTATGCGTTTTAATACCGACTGCCAGTCGTACCCTGTTGGTAGGTCATATAGCATTAATTTGATTTTGTCATACATGACTATAAAATTTAGATGTATATAGAATGTTATACAAAATTGAGCTTATTAACTATTTACGAAGACGCGCAACAAATCCTAACTCCATGCTTTCAATGAATTCCTGCTTAGTTTCTTGCCTTTTAGCCATCATCCACGTTATTATTTCATCACGCTTAAATCTTAGTATTCGCCCACTTTCCGCACGATAACAAGGTATTTCTTTATGGCTTGTCAGTTTATAAATTGTATGTTTAGACTGCCCAATCAACTCACTACAAACATCAATACCAAACATCTCCGGATAATCTTCTATCCGTTTTAGCGGTCTATTGGTCTTCTGTTTTTCGTTTTTCCCCTCTGACGATACTACTCCCAGCATAGTACAAATTATTTCCCGTAGCGACCTTATTTGAGCCAAAACATAATATTCCCACTCGTTTCTTAAAAACTCCATGTCATTATACAACCATGCGCTTTCCACAGAATCACGATGATGTTCATTAATGAAACCGTACTTTGCTATTGCTTCATATAGGAAGTCCGCCACCAAACCTGTCTTTCCCTCTTTTTGCAAATAGACTTCCTCATTGTAGGTATCATCCAAATCTTGCCTACTCATACTCATCCCTCCTTGAGTTACAGACTTTACCTTTACTTCATAAGTAGGAATAAAATATCTGCTTTTCCACACAGTAACAACTGAATCAACCTCCTTTAATGCCTGCCGGAGCTTTCCTTTATCTCCATCAGTCAATCTTTTTATATAGGTGTATAACCAACTCTCACAGACTGCTGCTTCCCCTCTGAGCGACTTGTTAATCAAGTCACCCAAAGGCATATTGTAAGTGATGAACATAATTATAACATTTTTGCGACTTTATCTAAAACACTTGTAGAAAAACCTGCAAGATATGTAGCCGTTGTCGTAAGATTACTATGCCCCAGGGCTTGGCTTATTATCTCACGGGGAATATCATTGCTCTGTAAGGTCATAGCCATTGTGTGCCGTGCGGTGTAAGTAGTCAATGTCAATGAAATACCTAAAGCCTTACCCAGCTTTTTCAAATTGGCATTGATACGTTTGTATCGGCAGCGTACATGCTCGTACAATTGCTCACCATCGTACTCTTTGGTTATAATAGGAAGTAAATACTCGCCCGTTTCAGGGGTGTTTGCCTTAAACCACTCCAATTGCTCCTTTATAGCAGGAGTGACGAATATTTTTATCGGCTTTACATTTTTGGCATTTTTCGTCTTTTGTCTCTTATACACGATATGCGCTCCTGTTACCAGCATTTCAATATTGTTTATTGTTAGATTTGCCATGTCAACGAAACTCATACCAAAGCAATAGTAAGAAAAGAGGTATATCCGACGGGCACGCTCCAATACAAAATTTTGTTGAGGCGAGTTCTTTATCAACTCCAAGTCCGTTGGCAATAAATAGCGTTTTGCCGTTTCTTCTGCCAATTTGTTTATTTCAAAACCACCTTTACCAAACGGATAGGTGTTGTTTGAGGCTGCTTTTTCTTTAATGGCTTTATTAATTACAGCACGCAATGTCTTTAAAGTGTGCATACGAGTATTTCCACAGCAACCATTCTTTTCCATAGCCATATTTAAGCGATTAATGTATTTCACGTCTATTTCTGAAAACAAACGTTCTTTTGCCTTAGAGTCATATTTGCAGAACAGGTGCAAGTCACGTTCATAAACCTTTCCATTGCCGATGTGACCTGTAGCCTTTAAATCCTCCACCTGCCTCATCCAATAATCATAGATTTTTCCCTGTCTCGAAATTCCCCAAAATTCTTCTTCAAATTGGTTTAGTGTCCAATCCACCTGTGCTTTCATAAACTTATTCACCACTTCATTTTTACGCTCCTCACAACTAATCAACCAGTTGTTATACGACTCATAGTTGGGGTTCATGCGTTTGTCCCTTTTAAATCGGTCTGCGTTCTTATCCCACTCATTTTCAAAGGCGGACAAATTTAAATAGATGTATTTTAGTTTGCCATTTTTGGTGATGCGTAAGCAAACAGGATAACTTCCGTCTTTTCTTTTGTTGCTCGTGTGAATCACAATACGAAATTTTGCCATAATCTTCTTTTATTTTTTAAGTGAACAATATAGTTATCTACGAGTGCAACGTAAAAACTCAATCCGCGATTAAATTTTTGACGGTTAAAATTAAATATTTAGGATTTGTTAACAATGAATACACGGAAGGTTTCTTGCAATATACTCCCAACTCATATTAATAATCGGAAATGTAGTAGTAGAATAGACCTCCGTTTTGTATTTATCTTCGATTAAAGTTTTATTAAAGTTTTGGAGCAAAATAATCCTATTCCATACAAAAGGAGATAGGTTAAATACAAATGACTGAGACAAAACGAAAGTCTAAACGGATAAAGTCTTCTTTAGAAACAATCCAAAATAAGAGTAGAAATATATATAGCAACACACTAATAATGAACGCAATGTACCAATACAAGCAATTTCAGTACAACAAAAAGTATCTGATTTATTTGCAGATTAAAAATAAAGCACTACTTTTGCATCCGCAATTCGGGGTGTAGCTCAGCCCGGTTAGAGTACGCGTCTGGGGGGCGTGTGGTCGCTGGTTCGAATCCAGTCACCCCGACTGGTAAAAATGAAGGAGTTAAGTGATAAACTTAGCTCCTTTTTCTTTTATATATGACACATTTATAACACAAATCGTGGGTCAGTAGATTTTTACGGATCAACGTAACAATCTGAGGGATTTTATATTTAAGCATATAATTTAGCAAGTCTATATAAGAAAAAAGCTCTA